TCTTCATATTCCTATACTTTTCAATTTTGTATCCCTTATATGGGATTTTATTATGTCATTCACATTAACATCTAATTCCCAACCTGTTGATGTGACTGTGGTTATTACTTTAACTAAATAATAAACAGTTGTTATAAATAACATATTACCTGATGAGTTACAGATAGCCATATTACTTTCAAACCAATAACCCATTTCTTTATACTCTTCTCTCATCTTCTGATTGTTCGTCATCTTTTTCATCTTCTTCTTTTGGGAATAGTGGCATTTCAATCTTATGATTAATTTCTACTTTTTCAGCAGCATATAAACCTTTTAGTTTATTAATCTCTTTTTGAACTTCTAATTTTAACTTACCTTCTCCATTTTCATATATCTCTTCTAATCTTGAAATGGCTTCTTTGAATGAAGCATCTAATTCATCAGCATACATCTCTGTAATCATTTTCTGTGCATCTTTAAGTATCTCATAAGCAGTTGCTCTACTTACTTTAACTTGTTCCATTAAAAACTCTATAATTGAATGAGTTGATTTACCTTTAATTCTCATCATAGCAATCTTAGGAACTAAAAAGCCTCTGTCATACTTTTTACCTTCTGTGTTTATGTTATCTGGGTCCATTCTTATTTTGTTATGTTTTTTTGTTTCCCTTTTATATATAAATATGTTCTGTCTCCCTTTTGTCTTAGATGTCAATTGTTTCTATAAACCCATCTATACCATCACTATCACCAAAATCTTCATCTTCAGGTCCTTTTGTATGTCTTTTTGTAACAGAAAATCCTTCCCAAAAGTCTTCTTCTTCTATTACATCTAATTTAATCTCAGGTTCTTTTTCTACTTTCACATCTAATACTTCATTTATGTCTATAAAATCACCTTCTAATGCCATTTTCCAGTTTCTTTTAACTGTTGCTATACTTAAGTTTGTTATTTGACATACTTTCTTCTGTGTAGGTTCTTCATTACTTTTCCATAATAGGTTTCTTGCATCAATTATCTGTTGAATTGTTTTATTTCTCTGCTCTGTATTTCTTACTTTTGCTCCCATACTTTGTTTTTCTTTTTTTGTTAAATTACTTTTTTCATTAAAGTGTATCCTCTTTATTCTCGGTTTAATTCTAATCTCTCCTGTAGTCTCTATTTCGTTACATAACCAATTTACAAGTTGTTTTAGTCTAAATAAATTCATAGGTGGTTGTGCTGATGTATTTAGGTAGTATAAATATGAATAAACTTCATTTCTTGTAATTGATGAATTGATATAGTAAAGTCCATTTATTATTCTTGTATATAATTTATGTTTAAAACCATCTTTGATGACTTTTGGTATTAGGATAGAATAGTAATCCATATTTTCTATTATGTAATCACCATTTATATCTTTATCATAAGTGATTTGTGTTTTAATGTTTAAATCTTCTTTAGGTAATAATTCTAAGGTATCATCCAGTGTAATATAACCCACTCTTTTATTGTTTGATTTTTTACTTGAACTTCCTAAATGGTTTAATAGTGATACCTTATCTATACTGAATGATACCTCATTATTAAATATACATCTATTATCACTTGATATATTCATCTTTCTCGATATACCACCAGCATACTTATCAATAATAAAACCATTAGAGATTAAAAGTTCTCTTACATAATTATAAACAGAAATAAAGTTGGTATCATCCAGTTGAAAATTGGTATCATCTACCTTAATAAGAAAGTTTATTCCTAAACCACCAACACTTCTTTGTAAAAAAGAAATAGGAAAACTACTTACTAATTTATTTATGGTATCATCCAGCTCATCTTTGGTATCAAACCCATCTATATCATAAAATAGATAGCCAGATAAACCTATTATATCACTACTTTTTAATCCTGATTGAATAGTATGAGGTGTTATACAATTTAATTGTGATTTTAATTTATTATAGACTGGTCCTTTCTCAACAGACCTTATCTCATCGATAATTGGTTTTTGTGGATTGTTCTTTACAAGAAGATACAAATCATACAAGCTAATAGTTTCATTTGAGAATTTAGAAACTGATTTCAATTTACTAAACATACTTTTTTATCTGGCTTTATATAATAGACCTATTACCACTTTAGTCTATTATTCGTCTTTGGCCTTTATTTAGACTGGTGGCCAGCCCTGGGGTAATTAATCCCAGGACACCAGTGTAAGTTTAACTAACTTACAAATTATATCAAATCTTTAATCATTTGTTTCATTGCCTTAATCAATTCTACCTTCTCCATTTCAACTGCCTTCCATTTCTCTATTTTAGCCTTATGTCTTCTTCTATAAATCTTTTCTGCTGCCTTACAATTAGGACAACAGAACTTGGCATCTTTTCTTCTACCAATAATTTCATTTTCACAATTTCTGTAAGTGCAATTCATAAGTTATATATTAAAAGGGTAACACTCCCTCTATCATTTTATTAAAAAAAATAAAAATGTTTCCCCTTTACAACAAATGGCTTATAAAGAATATAATAAATAGGTTATGAAAATTATTAGTGATAAGACATCAAGTTCATTTAGAACTGTTATTGTTAGTGAGAAGAGCGATAAGAAAGTTCAGGACTACTTTTTCAGTAAGTATCCTGGAAAGCGTATCAACATACTAAAAGGAAAGAATGGAAGATTTCAAGTCATTATAAAAGATTAACCACTAAATCTGCAAAACAAGAAACCCACCAATTTAGGTGGGTTTTTTTATTTGTTATTTTTAATTTTCAAATCAACATAACGAAGCCATTGATGATGACCTAATTCTATTAGGTTTTGTCTAACTGTATCGATGCCATACTTTTCAATACCAGCCTCAACAACTGCTTTCATAAAAATCATACTGTTTTGTGTTTTGTTAGTTTTCATATCTCTGTGTTTTTGTATATTCAAATATAAGGACTATTTACTAATCCACCAAATAAAAAACAAAAAAACCCAGAAAAAATCTGGGTCTTTAATGAGCAAAGATAGAACAAGAAATCTACCATTATAATTTATATTATCTAAATAACCATTTGTTTATTTTTTAATTAAAAAAGGTATAAAAATGAAAAGGGACTTAAACTTATTTTATATATATAATAAAAAATTAGGATAATGATTAAAATAGGAAATGATTTAATTGAAAATACTAGATATGTTGCTTATAAAGATGGTAGAGTATGGAGTAATATATCAAAAAGGTTTTTAAAACCACAATTAATTGGTGGTAATGTAGGTAGTAAATATCATGCTATTAGAATAAAAGATAAGTTTTACTATGTTCATCATATAATATATTGGACATTTAAAGGTAGAATAGAACATGAGATTAATCACAAAGATGGTATTAAAACAAATAATAATATTAATAACCTAGAAGATATTACGAGAAAAAAGAATATAGAACATGCAGTTAAAAAAGGACTTATTAGAAAAGGTAAAAAGATTAAAAGAGTTTGGAAATGGAAATGGGAATGGCATCGTTATACTTGGGATGGTAAATATGTTTCAACATATGAAGGAAGTAATTTTATTTTAAATGATATAGGTAAGTCACTTACTTATCTTATTAAAATAAGAAATATAAAAACAATGAAAACTTTACATGCTGTTAGATTTGAAGGTGGTTTTTTTAATGTAGATAAGATAGGAAAAGGAGTTATTAAACAATTTAAAACAAAAAAAGAATTACACGAATGGTGCTTAAAAACAGGAATAAGAGTAAAAGGATTTGATACTAAAAATATGAAGATATATCCTGTTAAATTCTTTTGGAATGACTATTTTGTTAAAGGTGATAAATTTAAATTCTCTATGAATGATGAAAGAGTATAAAAAATCCACCTTTTCAAAAACACATATAAAAATGAGCATATATAAGTATATAACAAAAAATAAAATTAGATTATGAAGAGCAAAGATTTAGTTAAAAGAGTAAACAAAATTTCACTACTTATGGAGTATCTATCCGATAAGTATAATTCAAATTTTATAACCAGTGAATTAGCAGAAGAGATTATCAGACATGAAGCATTAAGAAATTGGAATATAGAATTAAATTTTGTTGAGCTAGGTTGGATTATAACAACCTTAAAAAGTAATTTAAATGATGCAAATTATTAAGATTAAAAAACTTGTAATTGCATTTAATAAAAAAAGCAAGAATGTTTACCACTACTTTAGAGATTGTAAATCAATTGATAAATTTGGAACCTATACTATTGAAAGTAAATCCTTTATAAAAGATAATGCTGTATGGGAAACTGATTTTATTAGCCAAGGCAAAGTGGTAGAAAACTATCACGAACTCTGGGATATAATATCATCACTTTGTTTATCAAAAGTTCGTGAATTAAAAATTAATGAACTACTAAATGAGCAAAGAGAAGTTTTACAAAGACCTAAAAGAAGGAGAAATAGGTGAAAGAATTGTAGCCGAGTTTCTAAAAACAAAAGGATATGAAATTATTGAATACAATAAAGATATTAAATGGGATGTTATGGTTAGAAAGAATGGTGTTTATCAAACATTAGAGATAAAAACAGATAGATGGGAATATTTTAACTGGGTTACTAATAACATGTTTATTGAAACCTATTGTAATAACAAACCATCAGGTATATCAGCAACATCAGCAGATTGGTTTATTTATTTCTTTCCAGATTGGGAAATAGCATATAGCATTAAAGTTAAAGACCTAAGACAATTGATGAATGAAAGAGGTGATATATTTAGAATTACAAAAAGAGCAGGTGATAATGGTTTAGTTACCGGTAGACTTATTAATAGAAAAGAATGGGGTCATCTATTTAAAACTTTTATCATTAAAAGTAATTGGCAATGGACTAAAAAATAAAAATTAATTATGAGAAAAAAGAAAAAAGAAGAAGAGGTAGTTGCAGTTATTGAATTTGTATTTAGTAACAATCGTTTTATTGTTCCATTAGATAATTGGAATAAGGCAATTGAAGAAGGTAGAACAGAAGCAATTATATTAGGTGATGAGTTGCACTTTTTTACTAAAGAAGACTATAATAAAATAAAATCGGCTGTTTCTTCATTGCCAAAAAAAATAGATTAAAATGAAAACTATAAAAAGAAATTGTCTTTATTGTGATGAAATATTTATACCTACACGAAGAGATAAAATGTGTTGTTCTCACCAATGTTCATCACTTTTTTCTATTAAAAAAAGAAAAAATAAAATAATTATCAATAAAAAAATAATAGATGGTAAAAAGCAATGTAGAGCATGTCTTAAATTTAAAGATTTATCACTTTTTTATGGTAAAAAAATAAAACAAGCCAATTGTATACAATGTTTATCTGTAAAAAGAGCTTCAATTAATTATAATGAAAATCTTTATGATGAAGTTTATAAATTTATTTATAATCTAAAATTAAAAAATTATTATGCTGATATCATAGATATTTATAAACTTGTAGATATCTATGATAGAATATATCTTACAGATAGTCTACCAAAAATAAATGATATAGAAGCATCTTGTTGTATAATGCTAGATAAAGTAGTTAAGTGGTATAATATTAATAAACTTAATCGAATTAATTCTCATTAATTATCCATTTACTTAAATTAAAAACTATACCAGTTTTTTGTAAAATATCATTTATAGTATCTTCCACTTCACATCTACCTACCTCTAATATAACTTCATCACAAAGTATATTATAGTTTTTAAAAGGCGCTTCTGTTACTTCATCAATTAGAACCTCATCTAATATTTCAATATTATTACATATGTATTCCATAATTTTAATTATTTTTTGTCCATTTACTTGTTAAAACTACTCCATTATATAGATATGACCATAATAAAACACCTGATTTATTATATTTTCTATAATAAGCATCATTTGATGACATATAAACATTACCTTCTGTATCAACATATAAAGATTGACATAAAGCAACTGAACTAAATTGACTTATTAATGAGCCAGATGTATTATATATCCTAACAAAACCTGTTGTATAACCAGCAACATAAATATTACCATCTGGTCCTAATGTAATAGCAAATACATCATTCACTGTATCAACAGACCAAATTAAATTACCATCAATATCATATTTTTTTAATGTTGTTTGAGGTATTGGTCTTGTATGAGTTAAATATAAATAGCCATTACCATCATAAATAACTTGTCTCGGAATAGCATTTGAAGATACTTGTCTTTGCCAAATTTCATTACCATCATTATCATACTTTATTAAATAAGACCTGCTAGTATTTTTATCAGTATAAACATATGAGTTATTAGCATCAACTGCTATACTAAATATAACACCAGATGTATCTAAATTCCATAATAAATTACCATTCGTATCATATTTAAAATAGTTATAATAAGTTCCAGCTGTTGTAGTTCTTTGAGCACCAACATAAATATTATTATTCCAATCAATTTTTAATGAATTTGTTTGACTAACTAATGGTAAGAATTTGGATTTTTCCCATATCAAAAATCCATTACTATTTATCTTTATTAAAGTAATACTTTCGTTTCCAGAAAAGGCAAGATATAAATTTCTATCTAAATCAATTTCAATCGCATTTATTGATTTAGCCTGTGAGTTGGTTGTTCTATTCACAGGTAGTGATGATAAACCATTACCATCAGCATCAATTAAATCTAAATAAACTCTTGTAGATAAAAACGGTGATGATTGACGACCGCCTATCCAAAATTGAGATTGAATAAAATATCTAAACTTACTTTTGAAAGTCGGAACTCTTCCGTTTTTGTATCTCTCTATGTAAGCCATAAATTATTCTTTTTTTTTAAATTCTCTATTTAATAATTTAATTTCGTTTGTTAAATCCTTAACACTATCACATAATTTATCAAACTTCTCTGTAAGATGGTCATATTTATTTATATGGTCGTTTTTTAAAACACTTAATTCACTTTGATTACCATAAGCAATATCTTTTACTTTTCTTAAATCATCCATAGTTGATTTTAAAAAATAACCTATAATTGCTAATAATGTTCCTAAAACATAACTTTCTATACCCATCTTTATAAAATATATTTTGTTCCCCTATCATCTAAACCCCATCGGCAATTTTGAGACCTACCACCTCCAAGATAAACACCACTAAAATAATTAGAACCATTCGGAACTATTTTATCTAAACCGCTATTAGTTGTATATTCTGGAAAATTATTAGAATACTGTTTTAAATAACCAATTATTCTTTGTCCATAAAATTCAGCCAAATCTCTTACAGTTTGCCTAAGATATTTTAAATCATTTAAATCACCTTCATTAAGAAATTCAGCATTACCTCTACCTATACTTTTATTTGTTATTTTTAAACTAATAAAAGGTAATGCCTCGTAAAAAGCCCATTCAATTAAACAAGGGGTTATATAATCGTCTAAAAGAATTTTATAATAACCATTAATACTATTAGCAACAACATCATTCATAACCTTATCATAAAGATTTGTTCCTAATATTTGCTGAATATGAGTTTCTTGTGCCTTAAAGATATAAGGATTTAATAAATCATCATCAACATTTTGTTGTATTGGAGTATTTTTTTTTAATCTCCAAGTGCTTGTAAGTAAAACCCTACTCATTTTAAGTTGTTATTTTTTGTTCAGCCTCGACATTTCCAAAATCAATTTCATATTTGTTAAATTTAATTGGTTCAACCACACCAGCATGATATGCTAATTTATCTAATTGCTTTTCTATTAATTCTTGCCTTTTATTTATATAAGTAGATTGAAATATAGCTAAGGCTTCTAACAACTCAGCTCTACCACCTAATTGACCTTCTGTTCTTACACCAAATAGCATCGGTGATACTACAGAGTGACCTATAAAGATTTCTTCTTTCATTTCTTTATGTAACATAATAAATCTTTCATCACTATCATTTAGATTAATTGGTGTTAATTCTGGTTTTCCATCTTGTCCTTCACTAAATGTTAAAATGAATTTACCAGCATTCTCTGAACCAGTGTATTTTTTTTCAAACTCTTTATAAGCTGTCTCCATTTCCTCCATAGTCGGAATACCAGTAGCAAAGTTTAAAATAAAACCTGGCATAAAGCCATTTCTAACAGATGAAAGATGAAAATTACCAATCTCACCATCTAATTCAATCCAAGTTAATGTAGACGAATAATAAGGAATTGGATAATGTTCTTGTCCTGGTCCATCACTTAAATAATAAAATATTTGTGTTGGATATTCTACAGATTTTTTACTAGAAAATCTACAAAATTCTTCTGGTTTATTCTCACTTTTTCTAACATTCGACCAATCCTTACTAATCAGAACCTTAGTCTCACAAGGAGAAATTCTACATTTTTGATAAGGAACATAATCTAAAGCCGCAATTCTTGTCCCATCTAAATTCCATCTAACCTTAATAGCAAAACCACCATAGATTTCTAAATCATAATCTATTTTTATTGATAACTCTTCTATATCTAATTCACCAAATGAGTTTTTTAAGAACTTTTTTAATTCTTCCGTAGTTGGCTGAACAATACCATTACCAGTAGTCATATCAACTTTTCTATTGATAATCGCTTTATGTTTATTACTTCTATTATTATAGACCTCTAATAGGTATTGTGGATATAAATTATTATCTCCATAATCTACCCATAAACCATTTCTATTTTCTCTAAAAGTAGGATAAACTTGTCCTTTAGCAAAGTCTAAAACTTTAATTGCAAATTTACTATTTTCATTTCCTTTTTCCATTACTATTAAATATACTTTTTATATAATATGTCTTTTTAATTAACAAAAGTCCAACTACCACCAGATACAGCACCGCCAGACGGATAAGTTGTAGTAATATTAGATGTTCTTGTTAAAGTTCCACCAATAGCCACTATTTGTTCACCAGTAGATGTTATATCTGTAAAATCGTAATTTACAATCTGTGATGTTTCTTTATCTACTAAGTTTATATTAGTATTAGTAGAAGCAGTCAAAGACGATATAACTGGTTTAACTCCACCAAAAGAACCAATTGCCATTAAATCACCAAAAGTATGAGTGTTATCACTATTCAATTGTATATCTGGTGCGGTATAGTTCCAGGTAGCATCACCAGTAGTAGATGTTGACCTAAATGTTGGTGCTAATATAACATTAGATGCAGATAAACCACCAGTTAAAACTCTAAGTCGCTTTGTAACACTATCTGTTGTATTTGGTCTAGCGACTGGAAAAGTTCCAAGATTTGTAAATTGAGAAGTTCCTACTATATTTAGGTTTAAATTTCTAGTTGTTCCTAAAGAAGAGGCATAAACAGAAGGAACAAAAAGATTAGTTAAAACTTTTGAGCCTAAATCTAATCCGATAGTGTTAGCACTAGCTAAATCATATTGTAAAATAATACTAAATGTTCCATTAGTTCCATTTATCCATGAAAATGTTCCAGAAGCCAATTGTAATTGACTTGATACTGTATAATAAGTTCCAGATGTATCTACTTCAAGTTGTGAACCATTTATCTGTATATCAATCCAACCAGAGCCTGTTAGTTTGAATTTTGTAGTTCCTGAATAACCAGCTCCACTTGGGGTTTTAGCACTTTGCGCACCTAAATTACCAGATACATCAATAGTTCCACCATTTAAGGTTAAAGAGGCAGATGAAATAAAATCTATACAGTAAAGAGTTCCTGTAATTGTTTTAGTGCCAGCAGAAATTGATAATCTAACAATTCTACTTGTAGAGTTATTAACAATTGTTGCGGCTGCACCGATAAATACAACTGAACCAGCAGACGAGCCTGCCCAAGTAACAGTAGATGGTATAGTATTAGTTAAAGAAGCACCTGATATTGTCCAGGACGCATTAACTGTTATAGTGTTAGAATAGTTTGTTAAATCAATAGTTCTTGCAGCCGATGCGACATTCACTGTTAATTGACCTGAGGTTGCAGTTGCCACAACATCATCAGCAGATGTAGGCACAGCTCCTTCAACCCAAGTTCCAGTTGCGTTGTAATTTCCTCCTGTATTACTTATTGTTCTTGTAGCCATTACTTATTACCTTCTTTTTTTGTGGTCCAATCAACTATTAGGTCTGAGAAATCATAGGTTTGTTTCTCCAAAAACTCGTCTGTTAATTCATCCACTCTTTTTAATATAAACAAATTAATTTCCCTATCTGATAAGTTTTTATCTAATGTGATTTCCCAGTTTCCTTCATCATAGACAAAAAGTATATTTTGCCAATCTTCACCTTCGCTATTTATAATCCATTGCATTATGATTTAGTTATTTTTATAGTTAAAGTAACTCTTGTTACTGTTGAAGCACTATCAACATTAAATGCTATTATATCACCAGCTGTAACTGATGTTGTCCACGTTGAAAGAGACAAATCCTGGTTTTTTATAGCTGATGATAAAGTTGGCTTTTCAGAACCAGCAATTGTATCAGCTACTGTTGGTGGGTAATTAGCATAAGTATCTTTCCAAACATCTATTACACACGAACCTGTTTGGTCAGATAATATAGTCCAACCGGTTATAGTTCCAGAATAAGGTATTTCTACATAACCTTTAACACCAGTTGTGATTGCAGAACCACCACCATCAATTGTAATACCAAATGAACCAGCAGTTGCACCACTAGCAGGTGTTATAGCAATTAATTTACCACCATTATCAATAGAAACTAAATCACCAACATTAGAAGAAAATCCTGATACAATAAGATTATCTGTTGTTATTGATATAGATGTAGCACCCATATTTATATTACTACTAAAAGAAGTATCATCAACATTTAAATCTATTTGTGGACTATTATCAAATGTAAGCATAGTAGTTGAACCACTTACTAAATTATAAGCAGTATAGCCAAATGAATTTGAATTAGCGATTAATTCAGTTTTCTCAAAGCCAGTTGCTTCTATAATGTTTGAAGTTTCGTCTAACTTAAAATATTGAATATTAGATAATAAATTATTTACATCCTGTGAAATAATTTGAATTTGATTTGGTTGTTGATTAATTTGAGAATATGTAGCACCTGATGATAATGTATCATATGTAGATGTAGAAAAGGCCTCATCAGCCAAGTTTATATTAGCATTCTCAAAACCTGAATTTTTAGTTATAATTTTTGTTCCATTTAAACCATCAATATAAGTTTGATAAGTATAAGTTGCATCACTCCAAGATATATCAATTGCACCTACAGCATTATTAATAGAATTTAATAATGTTATATTTCCATCAGTTGTTGAACTTGAAACACCAATTGAAGAAATCTCCATATTTGATGTATTAGTTGTATTATATACCTGACTTAAAATTGAACTTTCATTTTGACTTATAATAGAATATGTTATTGATGAAAAATTATTATCACCAGCTTCATGATATATAAATGCCTTTCCAGAACCATCAATAAAGTGAGTTGTTTGAGCTGTTTGCTCTATTGTAGTATATTCAGCCTTTGTTAATATGCTGGCATTAGAACTTTCATCTGTAATATTAATTGAACTAGGTGAAATCTCTATGTTGGCTGTATTAGTTATATCAGTAGAGAATAGTATTAAATTTGTTGGAAAGTTTACATTTAAACCACCTTCTTCACTTGTTGTTGAATTTAATGAATTTACCTTAATAAATGGGTCACCTGGTTCATTACTTACTTCAATTCTATTAGTTGTAGTATTTGGACTATCAACACTTAATAATGTTGTTTTGTTATTTGATATACCTAATGAGCTTGTAATGTTTGCACTTGATGTAGACACAATATCTATATTAGCACCACCATTAGCTGAAAAATTTAATGATGTTTCATTATCACCATCAGTTGAATATAATCTACTACCACCAATAAAATATTCAGGGTCTATTAAAATTTCATCATAAGTAGTTGAGCCTGTAATTGAAATTAAAAATGTTTTATTCATAGTATCTTCAACAACATACTCATATGCTCCTGCAGGACCAGTAGCACCAGTTTCACCTGATGTTCCTGATGTTCCACTTTCACCTGATGTTCCTGATGTTCCATTTTCACCTGATGTTCCTGATGAACCACTTTGACCTGAAGTCCCGGATGTTCCACTTTCACCTGATGTTCCTGATGTTCCATTTTCACCTGATGTTCCTGATGAACCACTTTGACCTGAAGTTCCTGAGGTTGAATAAATAACACCTACTGATGTAAGCACAAAAGAATAATAGGAAGTTCCTTCTGTATAATAAACTACACTTTTTGAAGAACTATCATTGTTATCTAAATAAAGACGAACTATCATTCTATTTGTAGGGTCAATAGTTGTAGTAGGTAATGTTAAATCAACCGTCACCTCAACTGGTGTTGTAGCATCAACCCAGCCAACTAATGAACTACCAGATGTTAATGTTGTTCCAATTGGTGTTCCAGAACTATCAGCCAATTGTATTTCCACATAAAACTCTATATTATCGTTACTTGCTTGCTTTAATAAGTGAGTATGAAATCTTTGAATACCACCAGGTATAACAGCAAATCCAAGTTGAGATGTGATATAATCACTAATCATTACACCTTGTTGGCTACCTGTAAGATTTGTCGTAACTGTTTGTTGAGAAGCGGTAGAAGGATTTATTGAAAGAACTTTATATCCACTTACATCTGAGTTTTGGCTTTCATTAAAATAATAAATTTGTCCTGCTGATATACCATTTGCACCTGCTGGACCAGTAGCACCAATTGCACCAGAAGAACCTGATGTTCCTGATGAACCATCTATACCAGATGAACCAGAACTACCAGAAGAACCTGATGTTCCTGATGAACCGGATATTCCAGATGAACCATTTGCACCAGAAGAACCTGATGTTCCTGATGAACCATTTTGACCAGATGTTCCTGATGAACCATTTTGACCAGATGTTCCTGATGTTCCTGATGAACCATTTGAACCAGTAGCACCTGTTGCACCAGCATTAGCGGCTAAATTAATTCTAACCCAAGAGTTATCATCAACTGCTGTAAATAAATATGAACCACTATAATATAATTGACCTTGATAAGTTCCTGTTATACTATTTGTTCCTGAATATGTTCCACCTTCGCTCCAATTATTATTATTAGTTAAATAACCAATTACGGTAGAATAAGTTGGTGATAATAAATATGCTTCAAATAAAGTCGCAGATATAGATGTTCCTGATGAACCAGCAGTTCCTGATGAACCACTAGTTCCTGATGAACCACTTGAACCACTGGTTCCTCTTGTTCCTGATGTTCCTGATGTTCCAGATGACCCAGAAGAACCACTTGAGCCAGAAGAACCACTTGAGCCAGAAGAACCACTTGTTCCATCTATACCTGATGTGCCATCTATACCAGAAGTTCCACTTGTTCCATTTGTTCCACTCTCACCAGATGTGCCATTTGTTCCTGATGTGCCATCTATACCAGAAGTTCCACTTGTTCCATTTGCGCCTGTTGCGCCTGTTGCGCCTGTTATACCGTATACAGATGGACCAGAGCATTCATCATAATAAACATAATCTGTATCTATCTCAGGTGAATAACAATAATCACCTAATACAGTCATTAGACCTATTTCTAAAACACCACTTGCAGATGCTGTTGTTAAATTATTGTTATAAGGTGTTTCCCAAACTTCATAATCATAAGTTCCAGGATTTACTGTAAATCCACCAGCAAAACTATTAGTTCCACCTTCTATGAATAAAAATGATTGATAGTTATTAACCGTAGAGATATCACTAGACATCATATATGTTAAATTACCGGTGTCGTTTGATGTAAACTTAAACAGGTAGTAAACTGGATTGATAGTAGGGTTAAGAGTAAAATAAACTTTTTTTGTTTCCCCTTTATTAATTAGTATCATTATCTTCTTCTTTATTTATTTTTTCAATAATTATTTCTTTCTCTTTTATTTTTACTTCTTGAAAGAATTTAGTATAACCCATTTTATAATATTTCTCGTAATCTTCTTCTTTTATATCACCAAAATATATCCTTTCTCCTTTACATGATATAGAATATTCTATGAATTCTTGTTTTAGTTTTAATTTCATACGGATTTTATTTTTATATAAATATAAAGTTATTATCTTTTGTCTTTTTTAAAACAGAAAACCCGTAGCGGGGTTGCTACGGGTCGTCTATTTAGGATTATGAAGAAAATGCTATTATACAATAGCAAAGTCATTAATATCATCAATTCTATAAGCAGGAACTGGCTCTTTACCAGTGAAAGTGATTGTAACACCATTCATATCTCCAAATGCTTTACCTGTATTCATAGCACCAGCAGTAACTCTAACTCCATTTTGGAAACCTAAAAGCCAATATTGACTTCTTTGGTCTTTAACAATGATAGAAAGATTTGCTTGTGATAAGATTAATAATTGATTTCTCAAAGAAGCATCATTCTTATGGAACATTAAGGTTAATTCCTGAGTAAAGAATATAGTTCCATTTTCTGTTGAATAAGCTCCTGTTTGATTGAAAGTTCCAGTCTCCATTTCTTGCTCAAAAGTATAGTAAGAAACTGTTGAACCTGTAACTCCAACAATATTATTGCTAGCATCAAGAGTATATGTTTGGTCTGCATCAAAATTTCCGATATAGGCTAAACTGATGCCGCCAATACTATCTCGACACCCAAGTGTGTATCCAGAATTTAATAAACATGCCATATTTAATTTAATTTTTTTTATTTGATTATAGGGGCCATTAGACCCCTTAAATCAATTCTTTATTTTTAATATCCTCTTGCCCAACAAACGTTCTCAATGAAAGCAACTTGAACTCCTAATTTGAATTTAGCCAAAAATCTAACTTCATCATAGTCTTGTGAATACCATACTTTGAAATCTTCTGCGTCAGAAAGTAAATCAGTTCCGATATAAAGGTTAGAAGCCTCAGCTAAAAGAATTCTATTAGCAGTATTCAAACCTCTTACAGCGATTACTCTGATATTTGTTCCAGGATGCATTTGTGAAAAATCTTGTCCTTGGTTTTCAGCACCAGTGTAAGCAAAGTAATTTTTATCTCTTAACAATTTAGCATATGCTCTGTAATCTGCATAAGATAAGAAAACATGTAAATCTGTTGCGTCGATAACGTTAGTATTAACTAATCTTGCTAATTCATCAATAACTTCATAGATATTAGATGATGTAGCAGAATAAGCACCACCTGAACCAGCTCCAGAAAGAGCAGTTGTAGAATAAGTGATGTATCTTCCAGATGAAGCAGTTACTCCAGCATCAAACAATTTAACAAAACCATCACATAGTGCTAAATTTCCTGAACCAGTTGCAGTATTACCTCTCCAAACGATATCTTCAATCATAGCCATGATTTGGTCTCTTTTGTTTTCAGCAAAGATTTGCTCAAAAGGGATTGCAGTGTTGTAAGAACCTGGGTTCATAGCAACTTGCGTATAGTATTCTTGTAAATCATTAAGACAAATTGCCTCGTTGATTTTAACATCACATACTGTGATAGTTCTTTGGTCTATAGTAGTTGTTCCAGCAGCGTTCCAACCACAAGCACCAGCCTGTCCTGTTAAAGATGTAGAAATTCTGTTAATAGTTTGTGCAGATTTGATACCACCTTGCACAGTTACTAAATCTACAGTTCTACCCTTTAATACAGCTTCTTTGATTAAATCTGACGCGTTTTGTTCAACATACGCCGTTAATCCTAATAAGTTTAAACTCATATTTTTATTTAATTTTTTTGTCCTCTCGGATTATTTTTTGCTTCTAATATTTTTAATAGCCTCTAAATTACTTGTTTTAGTATCTTTGTTTTTTTCAACATAAGAACTGAAATCAGATTTTAAAGATTTAAATTCTAAGTCAGCAGGTGTTTCCTTAATGAATGTATCTAATTTATTCTCAACATTTTTAGAAAAATTAGCAACCTCCATATTTACTTTACCCATTTCCTCAATCTTCTTTTCTAATTCCTCAATTCTTTTTTCCATATCACCCATTTTTTCTTCAACAATAGATGAAGTCATACCAGCAGTCTCATCAACATAAGCAGGTGCTTCAACAACCGCTTCCATTTCTTCTTCAACTTTTTTAGTATCTGGTGTTTCAATTTCATTAATCATACCTTCAGCATCTACATAAATAACTTTACCATCAGCCAAATTGTGTTGTCCTTCTGGTGCTTGTATCCACTCACCATCTTTATCAACCATAACTTTTGAACCTATTGCAACATCACCTTCAACCTTAACTTTAGTTCCATCTAATAATTCTGTCTCAGCAAGTTCAATTTCAATTTCTGGTTTTTCTTCTTCTTCTTCTTCTTTAATCTCACCTTCAATTTTATTAATTTTACCAGCAAGAATATTTAATATTCTACCATCTTCTAATGGATAAACACCATCTTCAACAGGTATTAAGCCATCTGCAGTAACTAAACTGATTTCTTGACCTTCAGCAAAATCATCACCATTAACTCTTAAAATAAAGTCACCAGATTTAGCTTCTTTAAATTTCATATCTTCTTCCGAACCAAAAAGTATTGATTTGATTTCGTTTAAAATCGATTTTTTATTCATAACAATTATTATCTTTTTATATAAATATAATGACTACTCAATTCGTCATATTTATTTTCATTTTAAGAGGTTTTGAAGCATTTTAAACTTTAAATCATCATCTATATCATTTAATAAAATATCTTTTATATTAGATAATATTTTAACCTCTGCCGCCTTAATCTCAACACTAAAACCTTTTATTAAACCGGTTTTTAGGTAATTATTCCATACAGTTTCATTTTCAACTTTCATAGAAACAAACCAATCGCCTTTTTTAATATTTTTAAAACCTAAATATTTAGATTTATCCATCTCTGGGTCTTCAACTATCCAACTTTCAAAAACAAAAACACCATCAATTTCAAATTCATGTTCTAAATTAGTTCTATTAGCATTACTATTAGATTTGAAAAATATCTCAGCGCATTTTCTAACTGTATCTTCCGAAAAGAAACCATAATATAAATTACCTTCTTCATCTTTTCTAGGAATATTAATATTTGGCCTCATCGCCGGTCCAGTTAAAACTCTCTTTTCATTATCAATAGTTTTAAACTTCATTGTATCTGAGCCAAAAAGTAAAAAATCTTCTTCAATAGCAGGTTCTGAAACTAAAGATATTCTCCTTAATTCACCCATGACATCATCTACTTCCCACTCAATTAATTTTATTTCACTCATATTATAAATTATTTTTTATCCAATTTCAGACCTTTGCTTATAAGTTTGTAATGTATTCTGTGTATTCGTAATATCACTTTCAACTACATAACTTCTAACAGCTCCTTGTCTTGAGCCATATAAATTCAAACCTGAACCTGATGAACCACCTAATGCGCCACCTAATAAACTTAAACTATCAGGTATCGGTGCTGATAAATTATTAGCAGTGCTTTCAGGTATAGAAGGTGCTGCTGGATTTTCACCACCTCCACCTCCACTTGCTTTAAATTGAGTAGCGGCTATCTTTTTGATGTTTAATAAACCAGCAGTTATTGCAGCCGCAGCAGCCGCAGCTCCTAAAGCAGGACCAACAACAGGTATAGATGATAAAGATGAATAAGCACCAGTAGCCGATTTATAAGTATCAATAGTTGCTTGAGCTATTTGAGCACCTTTTTGAATATTGAATGCTCTTCTTTGTTCTTTCTCACTTGAACCAGCAAAAAGTGCGGCTAAATTACTTATCGTGTCGATAGTATCTTTAACAGCTTGTATCTTTTTATCTCTTAATTCTGCTTCTGCTTCTTTTTCTGCATCTCTATAAGCTTTATTAATAGCAGCAATATCATCATTTCTTTTTTTGGTTGATGTTTTAGTTAATTCATCATATTCTTCTCTTGTAATCTTTTCTTCATCTAAAAAGTTTTGAAGTTCCCATAATTCATCTTGAAAAGCGGCTTCTCTTGCGGCAATTTCTTTTGCCTTACCTTCTTCCATCCATTCAATTCTTTTATCCCGCATTTTAGCAGCAGTTTCAACCTCTTGCTTTTCTTGCTCGCGAATTTTAGCCATTCTCTCCTTTTCCTTCTCAGCCTCTTCTTTTAATCTTTCTTCTTCTTTCTTTTTATATTCAGTTCTTATGACCTCATCTTGCTGTATCTTTTCTTTAGCATATGCCTCATTAATCTTTAACTTTTCATCTTTCAATTTAGTCTCATCTAAATTAGTATCTTCAATCATTCGCTCATATTTATACTTATTAGCAAGTAATTCTTTTTCAATACCATCTTGCATCAATTCTAATTCAGCATCTTGTAATTCTCTTTTAGCAGCCAGTCTATCTTTAGCAGTTGATGAAGTATCCTTATCGACCTTTTTATTATTCTCCTGAGCCAACCTTCTTCTTTCTTCAGCATCTCTTTTATCAATTTCTTTAATTTCTAAAAGCATACCAGCTCTATCATTTTTTAATTTTAGAAGTTGCTTTTCATTTTCTTTGAGTTGAGTATCATATTCTTTTTTTATACCTTCTGGGTCAAATAAAAAACTCGCTTCCCAATCTAATAAACCTTCAGCTAAATTACTTTCAAATCCAGCAAAATTAGCTATTTCATCAATAGTTTTAAGAATAGTTACTAATGGGATTTGTATAAATGTTAATATACCTTTAAGAATTTCTTTATTAGCCTTAGCGCTTTCATATTGTTGTTTGAAAACATTTTTATTTGTTTCCATTTGAACCTCTAATGCCTTAATAGTCTCATCTGTTTGAGCAATCTTTTTTTCTAATATTTGCTTTTCTGTTAAACCTTGTAATCTTAAAATATTATCTTGGCTGTTTAATGTATCTAATTTTTCTTGTTGAACTTTAGCCTCGGCTTCTGCCATCTTTTTTTGCTTTTCTTGTTCAGCACTAACTCCAGTAACAGCAGTTTTAATATCATCCCAATAAGCAACAAGAACACCAACAGCTATTACTAATAGACCTATACCTGTTGCGGCAACAGCACCTTTAATTCCTTGAAGACCTGCTTTTACAGATGTAAAGAAATTACCAAAACCTGCTTTTAGATTTGTTACAGCATCTCCAAGACCACCTAATGTTTCTATTGCTTGAGCCATACCAGCAACAGCCTGTAACTTAACTAATGTCTCTTGAAGAGCTTCAGATTTATCACCAAAAAGAGCTTGAGCCGACATAAGACCTTGCATTCCTGCAATACCAATAGATGCTGCTTGTTGTAAACCTCTACCTAAGTTCTCAACAGGACCACCAGCAGTTGCATTAATAACTGCCGCAGTATCTGATATTTGGTCTTTTAAGGCACCGGCTTGTTGAGTTAGTTCACTAAATCTAGCAGTTCCAGGGTCTGTGTTTTGTAGCTCCTGAGTAATTTCTCTTAATTGAGCTTTTAAACTTTTGGCACTATCAGATGCTTGTTCTAAATTTTGTGCTAGTTCTTCACCACCGTCGGTCTGTATTCTAATTCTTACCGTTTCAGCCATATTTTAAATAAACTTTTTTATAAATATATTTTTATCTAACTATGTCTTTATGGAACAATTCTTAGAAAATTATTAGCATCTTTCCATATATCACCTGGATTTGAAGCAGTAGATGGAACATTCTTTAAATTAAATCTACCCGCTTCTAGATATAACCAAGTCGCATTAGCATCAGGCGTCATTAAAACATAATATTGATTTAAATCTATTTGTGAATTATTACTTATACCATCATAAACATCCATAAATATAGTTTGACTACCACTTAAACCCAAAATTTTTATTTCAGCTGTTTCAGTTGAACCAATAGTTTCTTGTTTAAATGTCGTTCCTGTATCAATCATTGATGGGTCTAATTTTAAAAATGCTCTATTATTAAAAGGTAATGTAGTTCCGATTGCTTGTAAATTTGTATAACCATCACTCATTATGTTTTTTATCGAACTCCAAGCAACTGTCTGAGCCGTGCTATTATCATAAACCTCATTATAAAATTCATCACCATAATAGAAACCTTGAGAGTAATCTGTTATACCACTTTTTATTTTAACTTCTGATGGTCTTACATAAATAGCTCTATTAGCCATTTGAGTAACCACACCATTGATGTCCCAATATTGTTCGCCACCAAAAGGTATAATTAAAGAAGCTGATGAACCAGCAACATCTTCTGTGTAAAAAACATTCATACCTGAATAAGAGCCACTATCAATATCAATTTGAAAATTATTACCAATATAAACCGTATTTTCACTTGATTGTGTTATACCATTGGTGCCAATTAATATTACACTACCAGTAATACTTGATATTACATTATTATTACCACCTATAATGATAGGAGCTGAGCCGGTCGCACTAGTAGAGCCACTTACTTCAATAATATTATCATTACCACCTAAGATTAATGATGTTGCTGAGCTGTCAATAGTGTTTCTTGAACCATTAGCAATAAAAGCATTTGATGTTTTAACAACATTACTATCTCCACTAATTATAGAACTGAAATCACTTTCAATAATATTTGAATTACCGATAATCATTGATTTATCACCTGCTAAATTATTATCATTACCAATTACAGCAAATTTATTTAGTCCTGAATAAGTAAAACCACCTATTTGATATTCAGTTTTACCACCAGCAATATTATTACTTCCTACTAATATACCACCACCACTAGATACATTTCCTGAACCAGCAACAACTAAATCACTTAGATTATTAAATACAGAAATAGGATTTGAAGCTATAAGTGAAGTATTTCTTTTTGCTTCCCATTTTATACCATCAACAATTTTAATTAATTCAACTTTTGTAGTTCCATACTGTAATGGTTTATAATCAACTATTTTATTAATATAATAGTAACTATCTAAAACAAATATTTTTGTATAGAAATTATCTTTTATAAATCTAATATCATACTCATTTAAATAAAAATAAGATGTAATTAATCTACCACTTTCTATTTGTCTGTTATAATCACTCCAATAAGTATTAAACATATTATTATCAGTGATGAATTCCCAATCATTATAGAAATAGTATTTACAAGTTCCAAAGTTAATATCAATTGAAGGTTCAACTGGATTATCAAAATGACCAGCATATGGATATTGAGAAAAACTTTCAGTTGCACCAGTTAAACCAGTAATTGGGTCTAGTGCCGCCCATGACCAACTATCACAATTTCTTAAACCACCCCAGTATAGAACTCTCGGAGCTACCTTTGGTATTTCTGGATTTATACCAGCAACAATTGCATTAAAAGGTGTTTTAACAAGTGGTGTCGGACTAAAAGGACTTTCTATTTTTTCTTCACCAATAACAAAGTCATTATCATAATAATATTTATATTGACCATAGATATCACCAGTATACTCACTATACAATTTATTATATTCATCACTATCAGGTTTATAAGACCATATCATTAATTTTGACTGCAAATCAGATAATAAACTAATCTCATCTCTTTGAGAATAATCTTTTTTATCAGTCCAATCTAATATAATTCCTTTTTCATAAAAATCAGGTCTGGTATCAAATATTAAAAGTTTTGGATTATCAGCATCAGTTTGTATATACAAATTATATCTTCTTATCAAATCGGTAAGAAGGTCTTTTTGTTTAATTTTATCAGGTAAATACCTACCTAAATCAATATATTGATTTTGTGTAAACTCAACTATTTTAGCATCATTCTTAATCCAATTTCCACCATTTGTTGTTTTAAAATCTAAATAAGCATTCAACTTTGGTGTTGAATTACCACCTGTTCCAGCCCACCAACCTAAATTTACTTTGGCTGCTTTCCATCTCAATCTTACAATTGTTCCAGAACTTAAAGTTATTTGAGGTGCTTGCCTGCCAACATAAACATAACATGATGCTGATGAACCAGGTGCTATTGTTGATTGTGAAATGCTTTTATATTGAGTTGAAACATCCCAATTAGTCCATGTTGAGCCACCATTTGTTGAATATTGAAGAAAATGTTCAAATTTAACTTGAACATCAGCTTCAGTAATTGCAACAGTAGTTGAAGGATGAGTATTCCTAACATTAAAATTATAACTTAAATTATAAGAACAATCATAATCACCAGTATTATTAACAACCCATTGATAGGTTGTTGCATTCCAGTTATTACCATTATCAAAAAATCCACCACTCACTTCATCAGCAAATTGAAAAGTCCAACCACCTACAAGATTAGTTATAGGTATTTGTAAATTATTATAACCTCCAAAGTTTGGAAATTCACCTAAAAATAAATTTAAATTAGATGGTGATAAACCAACATAGTATAATCTTTCTAATCTTTCATTATCTGAAAGTTTTGGTCTACCATCACTAACAAAACTAATAATTTCTTTTTCAAATTGTTCATTTGACCATAAACTACCAGTCCAACCAAAGCCAGCACCTCTAATCATTTGGTCTAAAAGTGTTTTATAGAATATCGCTGGATAAAAATATTCAACTTTATATTGATTGTCTTTTGTATGAAGACCAAACATTGGATAAACATAACCATCTTGCCACTCATTATTCCAACTATCTTTAATATTTTGAGCACTAAAAGTGTGTCCAAATTGAGATAAATCTAATTCATTTACAGGATTTTCACCAATAACACTCATTAAATCAACTGAATTATTAAATATAACAACCTCATAGTTAATCAAATTACCTTGACTATCAACATTATTTAATTTTACAATTTTTCTTAATTGAAGAAAGCCATCAATTACTGTTTCTGTATTTACTAATAACCTTGCAGATGTTTTTTTATTTGGATTAAACATTGTAAAATCAGCATTAACATCAAATAAATTACCAAACCAATAATTATTAGTTTTTGTTCCAGGTAAAATAATTGTTTTAGAGTAAGCCGCATTTCTTTTACTCACATCTGTAATCTCAGCTATACTATATTGTAAAGCTATATCTATTTCTTGATTTAAATCTAACTCAGCAGTTGCTGGGTCATTAATAAATAACTGAATGTAATTCATTATCCTCTTTGTTGCATATTTTTATTTGATAACTCAAATGTTAAAACATAGTTTATCAATTGTTCATTTATAATCTGTTTTCTTTCTACAGATTGAACGGTTAA